TGACACGTGGGATACTGCAGTCACTAACCTCAAGGACGCAGAAGAGGTTGACGTGGGGGTCACCATGCGAACCGGTGCGCCCAACTACATCGGGACTGGCGGACTGGGTGAGCGTAACAAATGCGTGCGTCGTGCACGGACGGCAGCGGCTGCATCACTATCTGCAACACGGATGGGAGCTCGCAAAACAGCAGACTGGCTAACTGGCTCGGAAGACATGGCCATAATGGGCGAATCGCCTGTGGCATGGCTCACGGGTGACGACGTGCCTACGGTGAGCGGCGTGGTGAGGGCGGATGTGACTCCACCCCCACCCCGACAGACCGCCAGGGGGGCACCGGCAGCAAAGGCAACGCTAATGGGGGCAGACCAGTTCCGCGCACCCAGGCCGCCTGGTCGACAAGACGTAGTTGTGACGGTGGCTAAGCAGCCCGTCCAAGAAGCAGCCCAAACCTCTGGCGCCAGGCCAGCTGTTGTTGAAACCGACTCAGGGGAAGTGCAGCCCCTTCAAGCAGGCGGCGCTAGCAGTGCGCCCCCTGCACAATGAGTGTCCCGTCACTCACGGAGAGGCTGATTCAACGGTCTGCCTCTCTAGGAAGGCTTGGGGTCGCCATGCATCAGGCGGCCCCCCAGCTGCCGGATGACTTCTGCCGATGGGGATTGGCCCGCCAGTATGCGTACGTCTACACTTGCTACGCAAAGGAGGGCCCAGTTGCCGCAGCAGCGGTGTCGACGCTGGCATGTGATGCCACGGTTCAAGTACCTTACAGCTTTGAACTGTGTCGGTGGACTGTAAGGAATGCGTATGAACTGCCTACCACCCCTGTCTATCAGGAGGTTGTTCACGAATGGAAAGATGGTGATTTACCACCAAAGGATTGGTTACGTCTGAAAGCACATCCCGCAGCTGCTTCAAAGACTAATGTTTACTTCCGCCAACTGGTCCGATCGGCTCTTAAGTACGATCGTACAGCTTACACAAGCATGATGAGGTGGCGCAAGGAGCTGTGGGGGATGA